AAACTTAATTCTACCCGACATATTATTTCCTCTCCAGGGCCTTACTACCCGACTTATTCTCAATAATCCCGACCGACTTCTCTCCAAGTAATTCCTGGAGTCTTCTCTCTACATCTGCCCGACTCATTTGATCGATCTTCCCATGCAATACTTCCCGACGATCAACGATTAATCCCCCGACCTTCAATAACAATCCTTGAGCCTGTATAGCTGCGTTAAATGCACCCTTGCCCCAGGCATCATCTCTTAATTTATATAGATCCTCAACCGCTCGTTCATGCGTTAATTCAAACTTCTTCTTTGCCTCAACCATCAATCGCTCGTATTCCCGACGAACATGTGCATATTTACTATTAGAGTTCTTACGCATATATCGCCCGACAACAATAGGATTTTTATATCCTGCTTTCTTGGCAGCCTCGGCATACGTTAATTGTGGATCGTTAACTAAGTTCCAAACAAGTAATCTTTGTCGTTTGGTTAAATGCTTTTCATCTTGATTAAGATATTCGATAGGCATTTCATCTGTTTCTTCAAGTGTCGGTTCTACTTTTACACTTTTTCTTATGTTTAAGTCTTTCGGCATATACTACTCTTGCTCCAGGAAATGTTGTAGCAATATTAACAATCATTTCCGACTCTAACAACTCCCGAATGTCTGGGTGCAACGATTCTCTTATTCTTTTATTCGCTAATATCTTCATTTATACAAATACTATAACAAATAGTTTTGTCAGATTATATGAGTTTTGTCAGAGTTTTGGCAGAATGTGTGTGACAAAACTAATTCCGCTTAAACAAAGGGCTACAATATATATTTAAATAAAAAAGGGGGGTTTTGTCTTATATTATCTTATATACCCTTTTCTTTTATACATATCAGAGGGATTATTTTAAATTTTTTATACGGATCTTTTTAGGAAGGGTATATATCTGACAAAACTGACAAAACTCGTAAATACTATGAATAAAGGGATACAAGCTAAATAGTTTTGTCATCGTCATCGTCGTTTCTGACAAAACTCCGAGTTTGAGAGGGGTAAGTGTATTCTTGTTCCATATTCAAATTGAATGAGTCAGTCAAGAGCCTACTGATTGATTCAAATCCAGTTTCAGGGCGTGCAGAGTGATTCAATACTTCACATATTCCGTAGGCCAATATCATTTCTGCGACCATTTCGGGTCTTGCACCGCGCTTTACAAAATCCTCAAACAGTAGATCCAGGCGGTCTTTGCCTTCGATATGATTCGGTTTAGGACGCTTATCTTCGAGTGAGACTACCTTTAGATCAGTCGTTGTTTTTTCTTCCATATCGGGAGTATATCAAAATTCAAACCCGATTTGTCCTTTTCTCTCCTCTACCTCGCCACCTTGCTCGACAATCACCATATTTTTCAATATGTGACAGATAATCTCTATAGTCCAGCCGTTGCCTAACATGTGGTAGCGTCTTGAATTACTAACGTGTGCAGTATAATTGTCATCAACTGTCTGTAGGCGTTCAGCTTCAATCGGTGTTAATTTTCTCCAACGCATTTCAGAATCTACCAATACATTATCTTTCTCAACAGTAGTTAACGTGTTGCTCTTACCATCATCTTTTATTTCAAGTTTTTGATAGGTTGTTCCATCTCCGCTATATCTACCGCGTATTGCACCAGCTTTGACCAATAAATTATTCTCTTGCCAAGAACTTGATGTAAGTGAAGGGGTTTTGCCGTCTTTTGCTCGTATGCCACCTTTGTTAGTGCCACGCGGTTTCTGATAAATTGCAACCTTCGGTTCTCGGTTTCCACCCGAACAACTGTTCAAAGTAGGCGATTTTCCGTCAGGAGAGTACACTCGTTTCAAAATATCGTGACCATTTATCTCAGCAGCCACTCCTACTTGCTTGGGTTTATTTAATCTCTTGGTATTTCCATCTTTATCACACGCAATATAATCGCCTTGTCTGCCATTCTTTATGTATTCCATCGCGCTAAAAGTCTTCGCTTTCTCTTGTTCGTTACCAATCAAACATTTCCTATCTTTTTGTCTGGTAACAAATTTACTGGACATCAACGTAAAATTATCAGGATTTGTTTCCAATATATCCCTAAGTACAATACCTCTATCTTTCGGTTCGTTAATCCCAGGTATATTAGTCCAATAGTATCTCCATCTGTTTTGTGCGCTGACTAACGCGCTATTTAATAGAATCGGTTCAACACCTACATGTTCTGTAATCACATTTAGATACTCTTTTTTCATTTTGACATTCTCTAAAAGAAACCATTTAGGTTTGATCTCTTTCAGTAAACGTACAAACTCAAAAAACAATACCGATTGCGGATCATCAAAAGCCAATCTTTTACCTGCAAAACTAAATCCAGTACAAGGAGAGCCAGCCAGTATAATATCTGGCTTTTCTGGTAATGATTCCAAGGATATATCTCTGACATCACCCAACTGTACTGTATCTGGATAGTTTGCTTGGGTGACTTTGATTGGGTACGGATCTATTTCCGATGCGTAATATTTTTTGATGGGTATGCCTAAACGATTCAGAGCAATCTGACCGCAAGACATACCATCAAATAAACTTAAAACTACTTTAGGTTTCATTTATATAAACCTGATTTCTCTTCCAAATCAGACAATGCTTGCATCATTTCATGTTGTTGCTGTTGTAAATGCTCCTGTTCTTCCAAAGACTCACGTTCCATCTGACTAATATTATGCTGTCTTTCAATGGTTTGAGCCAATGTTTTGACAGTAGTTATTTGAGTCTCCAAATCAAGTTTGGCAAATAAACCAATGATGCTCATTATCATTTCGTTATATATCGTGTTATCTGTAAATCTGGCCATATTATCCCTCCAATTCGATAATCGGTTCATTTTGTTGTAATAGTTCAATCTTGGATATAAGACTGTCTTTTTGCATTTCGTCTAACGGCTCTTTATTGACTATATCTTTAACTATGTTTAAAAGAGTGTATTGATAAATCTTGGGGCTTTTTACTATAATTTTGCTCATAGATCATGCCTCATCTCTTCAATTTCATATTCATCATATACTTCATCACACTCTTCGCAGTAATGCACCTTCGGTATTCCTACATCTGGCTCGGCTTCTTGCGTAACAATATAGCCATCATCACACTTAGGACACATCATCTTTTTTCTCCTTGTATTTATCTTTTAAAAAATTTTTATTCTTTTTGAGATATTCTTCGTAATCGGGGTAAGGTTCTTGACCGTGATCTTCACGTTCTTTGCAATTTTTATAATACATTCTTCGGACAAAGATTTGGAAGTTATTCATTTATTCTCCATTTTGATTTAAAGAAAGGGCAAGACAGGGGGTATGTGTGTTTTTATGGTATGTAGTTCCTGTCTTACCCAATACTTTATTATAAACACATATAAATATTAAGTTCAACATATTGTTTCTTTATATAGTTATTCAAAATGTTGCTTATCACCATGCTATACAGTAGAATGATCTAACACATATACAATTTATTGGAGAATAAAATGTCTGAACTTAACAAAACCCTACAAGATATTGCCACGCCTGGCAAAATAACTGTAACACCTTTTGAACCTGTTGATCTTGAATCTACAGAATTGTTTTGCAGCGATCTAAAATCAATGAATAGAATGGCATACGCTTTGACTGTATTAAGAGAAAGATACCCTACCGTTTTTGAAGATGTCTATAAAGAATCAGAAAAGAGGCTTGCTAATGACGATAGGTAAACCCATCAAGTGTTATGTTTTCAATCGAACTAGAGGCGGTTACATATACTTGCCATACGAGAAGACAGAGTATGAGATCATCTTCCAGGGCGATAAATCAGAACTGAGAGATATACGAAACTATTGGGTATCTATCGGAAAACCCATGTATGACAATAAAAAGTCATTCCAAGAAAATATGCAAACTATATATAACAGGCTCGGCTTCTGGCCAGAGCCTTTTTATAGCGAAAACTTAATACAAACTATGTTATTAGATTTTGTTGAAGATGAAGATATGAAAGATTACTTTGAGTTTGAAAAGAAATTGAACATGTTCCCACCTGATGACAAAAAGAATAAGAAAAAAGTTTATCATTTTGATGAAGACGAATTTGACGACGAGATTCCATTTTAAGGAGTTTATATGAGTATTGAATCAACAATTAATCAAATAAAATACAAGAAAGACATTAAATATTTAGAAGAAAAATATGGTATCCCTTTAAATACAATAGCTGAAGGTATGGGTATTGCTCAATCTGTCATTCACAATTGGATGAACAAAGAAAACTTAATTCTCAGAAAAGAAAACGCAATTAAGTTAGAACAAGGATTAGAAAAAATTAAAAAGTTAGTAAAAGAAAGTGAAAAATACGAACCAAATTTTTAGGAGAACCAAATGAAACACCCACTAGATCAATACGAGTGTGAGAAACGTGGTGATGCGTTTATTTATACTGCAATATCAAATGAAGATTACCACTCAGATATAGGTATCAGTTCATCTTACGTGCGTAAATTCGGTGAGAGCCAGTTACATGCGTTAGAAGTAGAACAAGAAACCACATCAGCAATGAATTTTGGGACAGCAGCCCACTCTTTGCTTGTTGAAGGTGAAGATGCGTTTACCAGGGACGTTGGAGTAATCGTTGGATCTCCATACACCAAAGTAAATAAGGAACTCAAACAAGACATACTGGATCGAGGTATGTGCTGTATCAAAGAAAACGAATACAAAGATATTATGGCGATGCGTGACCACATGATTCCAGAGGGTGATATGTATTTGAATGGTGATGGTAAAGTTGCTGAAGCATCATTTTACTGGTATGAAGATGAAGTTCTTTGTAAATGCCGTCCAGATGTAATTTGCCAACCAAGAGGCCCACATAAACCGCATGAAATCGTGGTTGTGGATTATAAAACCACTTACAGTTGTTCTCCTGAGTATTTCAAAGAATCTGTATTAAAATATGGCTATGCAGAACAAGCGTCTTGGTATAGAAGAGGTATGGAAGCTGCAGGCTATAAAGTAAAAGAATTTGTATTTGTGGCTCAAGAAAAGAAACCACCATACGCAAGTAAAGTATTTATAATTACAGATAAGCAAATGGATGTTGCTTGGGAAATAATGAACACGCACCTGGAAAACATCAAAAGATGTATGAAAGGCAACAAACCAACTATATATAACAGTCCGAATATCGTGACATTGGATTTAGAAAATGAGATTACCTGAGAAAATGAAAGACAATATAAACCCTGACCATTACAAAGGCGAAATACAATGTATTGATGCCATCCAAGCCAGTATGAGTGCAGTACAATTTAAAGGCCATCTAAAAGCCTGTTGTATTAAATATTTGTGGAGATATGAGGATAAAAATGGCGTAGAAGATTTACGTAAAGCCAGGTGGTACTTACAAAAATTGATTGAAAAAAACCGTTAGTCGTGGCAAAAACAACTTCTACCATCATCTTCAAACATTTCTATTTGTTTGGCATCAAGTTTAGCTAACTCAACTAACTCTACGTAGCTGCTGTCTTTTCTAAATTTTGCTGTAGAAGCATCTCTACCTAATTCTTTTTGTGCAGATGTTTGTAATTTCCTCTCTTGTTTTATCCACCAATCAGCAAGTTCTGGTTTTTCTTTTATAATTTTAATTAATGTTTTTTGTCCTTTTAAGTAGCAAAGATCGCAATTACCAGCTAATGTTTTACCATTATGATTGGGTAGTTTTAAATCAAAATCATTATT